TATCCCAATCGTATTTTGTCGTGTCCTTCGGGTCGGGTTCGCCGGGTTCGGAAGGCTTATCGTCCTTTTTGGTGGGTTCGGGGCGATGCTGGGAAAGTCTCGAAAGATGTGCGCTTATCTCTTGGCGGAAGGAATCGAAATCTGCTTTCCACGGTTGAGCGGCGGGGCCAGCACCAGCGTCGCCCGCAGGGGAACTGCCGGAGACTCCGGTATCGCCAGCCCCGCCAGGATTGGGATTTGCATTCGAGTCGCCATCCGGTGATCGGCAGATTTTGAGATTCATGTGTTCCCCTGTTTGGTTGTCATGCGAATAAAATCGCACAACAAAGGGGAATATTTAAGGCTTAAAATGCCGAAAAACGGCTAGGCATGGATAGAAATGGATAACTTGGGGAAGATTCTACACAAAATTGCGCGGGTTCCATTGCGCGGGGCGCTGACTAAACCATTTTCAATCGCTTTGATCGTCGCGGCAGAAACCGGGTGTTCATCGTTTTTACATCGCGTCCGAATGACATGCTCAAGGTGTTCACGCGACCAGTTCATTGCGTTGCGTTCGGCGCGCAGGGATACGCCGAAAGTCAAAGAATTGCCTCGTTTTGAGAAAGATCCGGCTTCGACATTTCATGCCCAAGTTTAAGCCGGTTGGTTTCGGCATCCATCGTTCGAGAATCAGCATTTTGGGAATCCGTTGCAGCCTTCGCTTCCGCTTCAAATCGCTTAATTTCCAATTCTTGCGCGTCAATCGTAGACTGCATCTGTCCTAACATAGGGTCTTCAACCGCTTCTGGATTCGCGGATTTCTCAGCAGCATGTTGTGCCTTCAATAGCCCCATCATCTTTTGGGAAATCGAAAGCGATGCCTGCATGGTTCGGAGTTTGATCCCATCTTGGACCTTTTGCGCCTGCGCCTGTTGCGTGACCTGCTGTAATTTTCCCTGCAACTGTTGGATCATGCCCTGGGCCGCTTTCACCTTCGGATCTTCCCCGCCGATAACATCAGCTAATTGAGCCGTATATCTCCCCGGCTGGGCCTTGATTACTATAGCCATTGCTCGGGGGTTATTCGCCACGATAGGGATTTTTTGCGCCAAACCCGATAAATAAGCCGCCTCGTCTTCCCTTGCGGTGGGACTAATAGGCATCGCCTCAATCGCGAGGCTGAACTCCTCATCCGGGCTAAAGCTGATTCCGCCCGTAGTATTCAGCCACGCCATTACCGTTTTATCTTCTTCGTCGATAAATGCCGCCTGCTGCTGCGCGTCCATGTAATGAGGGAGCAAATCCAGCTTGACGCGGATCACTTGTTCAACATATTGCAGAAAATTGAATTCGGAATGATAGGTAGTCGTATCGCTGGCGCGTTCACGCCGTTCCTGCGCAATGCCGGAAATCTCTTGTGTCTTTCTTCCGAATGACGCCTCGGAAGTCCCAAAAATCCGCTCCATCTTCCGCATCTGGTAATCTTGGAAGGAAATAAGCTGGGCATCCAATAAATGAGGTTCGATTTCCTCGGGAGACGGAAGCGGTTTCCCGTCCTTCTGCGAAAGCCAAACAATATCCGTATCCCCGACTTCCGAAGCCTCGCGAAGCGCGATTAATTCCTTACCGACAATCGTCTCGAAAGCGACTTTCCATTTACTGAAAGGAGATTTACCAAGGCGAAGCTGGATAATATTTTCGATGATGGTGTAAATCCGCTGCGGCTCCTCCGCAAATTGCGTTAGCCCTTGGAAATAAGTCTTACCATTTGAATCAATCCTTGAACCTGTACAGGCCACAAGGGGAGAATAAGATCCGTACCAAACTTCTTCCTTTATTATTTCCTTGTCCGCCATTAGGTAATATCGCCAAGAGAAATCCTCGGTAGGACGCCCAAGCGGCTCGCCGTCATCATCCATCTTTACGCCGGTTAAATCCTTGCCTCCAAATTTATTCCCCTTGAGTTCCGGGAGTGAGGATTCCATCAATGACTGATTGTTTTCCCCTAGATATTCGGTATCTTCGGTGCTTTCCTTTTTCCAATAACACCAAAGCTCTTTTTTCTTCTTGTCTCCCCAATCATCCGTATCTTGCCCGGTCTTTTTCTTCCATTGGCTTTTCGGGACATCTTGCCGGATTAAAAAATCCTGGGCATCGGAGAAAGTCGGCGACTTAACATGAATATCCGGGAACACGTTCCGGTAATCGTCCAGGAAAACATCCTTGAGAGTCTTACCGTAGCCCCGCTTGTTCGCATAAGCTGATTCCGCCAGCGAGTATGCGATGCCTCCGCAAACTTGATTCCGCCTCACTTGGTGAAATATTTGAATGATGTTATTGACGCGCTGCAAACCCCTCAAAACGCCTTGCCGCTCACGCGCCTTAATCTCATCCGACCCACCGCCATTAGGCGTTACCTTGCCGCGATAATCGGTCTGCAAAACCTTATTGATCGCACGATTGGCAAAGGTTAAAAGCTCATTCGGCTCCTTCGGATGTCGAAGCCCTAAGCGGCGCGCCTCGTCATCTTCAAGCTGTTTCCCGAGCAGCGTAAATCTTAAATGCTTTTCCGTCTCGTCATAAATCGGATTCCAGAAGTTGGCGTACTCGGTCTTTTTCTTCTCAATCTCATCGAGTGTATCCGCGCGCCGCTCATCCCGTTCTATTTCATCGGGCGTGCGCTTGTCGGAAGCAATTCGCCTAGCCATTTTTTGCGACCCAAACAGCTAGTGCTGTATTGTCGTTCACAAGTTGAAACGTGTGAAGCCGATAATCCGAGGGTTGAGAGTTAAGAAATTCCGATAACTTCTCATCCCTCGGCCTCTCGTCACCACGGCTAGAACTGATATGACACTCCGTCACAATTATTTTAGGCATCATGCTAACCGCTACTTTCATGTCAGAATTGCCGACTCCCATATTCCATCCTCTCTTTTCTTATTTGCCTCGAACCGTAAAACTAATTTCATAAACGCCTCTAAATCTAGATACGCATCATTTTCAATTACGAATCCAGGAACGCCGCAAGCAGAGGCCCTCCGCTTCCAATAATCGACATCATCAAAATTGGCGTTCATGCTATTTCCAATGTCCTGGTATACTGGGATTTATAACCCGAAGGGGAAATAATATTCGATTTGATGACAGCCTGGGAAAAACATAACGCCACCGCGTCGCCGTGATCAGGGGATGCAAGCCCACGCCGCTTCATATCAGACTTCTTTTCCAAAAGAATCTGTTGTTTATTGGTATACGAATAGAGAGGGCCAAGAAGGTCGGTGCGTAAATCGTTATCGTCAGGCAATTGCAGGCCTTCTCGCATCGCGTTGCGCAACAACCCCCAAATTTCCGCTCGCTTGTTGGCATAATCTTTCTCGTTACCGGCCTTCCCGCCGAAATTTACTTCAATTATCTTGTCCGCGCCAATTAAAACTTTAGCCCGGTCGATTATTCCGCCGCCTGGACCGCCGCCATCGACGAAAGCCACGTCTGCCCCGGATTTAGCGAACTCCTCGACCAAAAAAGCGGCGCTTTGCTGCGTGTCAAGCCCGCGCCATTTTCGGAGAAAGGAAATTTTCCTTCCTTGTTTCAGCCATACGGCATTGTAGTCATCGCCGAAACGGGCGCAATCCATTCCAATTATTTTTGATTCCGTCTGATAATTTTCGGCGCGGTAAGAGACGCATTTCTCAAAATCCCCGATACCTATAAATTCCATCAGCGAAGAAAGTGGCGGAAGGCCGCGAATAAAAACCCTTACGGGATCTGAGTCCTCACCCTCATCATCTATCCATTGTTGAAGCAACGCTTTATTCGTGATCTTAACGGTGCGGCTATCCACCCTGTAAGTTTTCCATCTATGCCGATATTTACCGAAGCATTCGACAAAACGCCCGGTAGATTTGGTCGAGTTGCCAAAGGCGCACCAGATAATTTCCGTATCGGAATCAGTAAGAACGCCGTCTACGACTTCCCAAATCTCATCAACGATGGCGGAGGCCTCGTCGAATATTACAAGAATCCTTTTTCCCTTGTTATGCAGCCCAGCGAACGCCTCTGGATTTTCCTTGCTCCATGGTATAGCGTCAATGCGCCAAGTTTTTTCATATTTCGGATCGCTGGAAAAAATCGAAGTAGCCCGCAGCGTGAACCAATCCTTGACGATGCACAACCGATACCATTTAGCCAGCTCCGGCCAAGTCTTGGTCATTAACTGCGTGTCGGTATTGGCAGTTACAATCCCCCGCGTGTCGATATGAGTGGCTAAAGCCCACAGAATAATCCAGGCTATCAGGCACGATTTCCCAATTCCCTTACCGGAAGAAACAGCTTCCAAAATTGCTTGGTCTAAAATTTTCCCAGCCTTCAGCTTCTTTCTAATATCCAACAAGACTTCAGCCTGCCAAACATCCGGGCCATCCGGGAACTTTTCCAACTCCCCCTTACCCCATTCAAAACAATAAAGGACAAAGCCTAGCGGGTTATGCGTGAAGCCCGCAATATCAGAAACCAGCTCACGCTTCGGATCGTTCACGGGCCGCTTTTATTCGGTCTGAAAGTATTGTGATTTCCAAGGCACTCCCATTAGGGCCTGTAAATTCCTGGTGCTGCGCATTCTTCCACTTGTCCTCTTCATCTTTTGCGTGGCGGGTGAGATTGACGATATGGAAGATCGGCCCTGCGGCATTTTTGCCGGTGTAAAGGCTTCTTTCCGCGAAATTCACAACTCGTAAGCGTTGTTTTTTAACGGCAGTAGAAAACTTTTGATTTTCGCTGTCGTAAGTCCCTAATTCATAATCTCTTATGACATTTGGAAACGTGTCGAGGTGGAGGCAAAGCCCTGTCAAGGTTGCTGGTTGACCGTGCGGCCACTCTTCGGAGGGTTTCAGGGAGTTGAAATATTCGTCGGCCTTGGAATTGAAATCCTCTACGGTATCGAATAACCGTGGTGCTCCCCCCGTTTCGCTCCCAGGATACGGTGGATGTCCCTTTGGTGCGCCCATCAAGGTAAATATACGCCATTTCCAGGCTTATGGCATTGGATGTGATGGTTTTTTTTCAAGTCGTTTTGTTTTTGTCACTTACGCAAGCCCCTCCTGCGGCCGGGCCTTTGTTTTTGCGGGGAGTTTTTGTATTACGAAAACCCCCTTGACATCCGGCGCGGGGGG